GGCGCACGCTCCCGACCTGAGGCACGCTGCCCAGTCCGTTGGCCACGTCCCACAGACGCTTCTGCTGCCAGCGGTTCAGGATCATCTCGCCCGAGTTCACCCTCACGGGGATGCGGTCGCCCGTATAGGAGTTGCCGCCGACGATACCGCCCGTGGCGTACCCCGTCGAACCCTTCACGGCGCTGATAATGGCCATCAGCTGCGCCATACCGACCGCCGAGGCGGCCACCCATTCCCACAGGTTGCCGTTCTTGCCCTCGTTCGCGCTCGCCTGCGCAAAGCCCATGGCCGTAGTAGCGATGGCCTGCGCGATGGTGCCGGCGATGTTGAGCTCCGGCAGCTCGAAGGCGCTACCCATGCCCTGCAGCGCCGCCCCCACCTGATTGATGGCGTCCGCAGCCTTGTCCATGCGCTCCTTCACGCTGTCCGTGTTCCTCAGGATTCTCCCGAATCGAAGCGGCACCTTTCCGATGCCCGCCAGCTGCTTGTTGATACCGTCGGCCAGCATCTCGCCCATCTCCCGGCCTATCTCGCCAGCATCCACCGCCGCGGCCACCGTCTCCAGCTGCCGCCTCAGGTCCTCGGCCTCGTTGTTCCTAAGGTCGATTTTTGCGATGATGTCGAAACCGCTCACGCCTTGCAGCTCCTTCTTCTTCGCCTCCAGCTCTTCCGCCGATGGAAGCACGGGGCGCACCAGCGCGGCCAGATCCACCTGCGCCGTGTTCCCCGCCACGTTGCCGCCGATCGTACCGCTCGCCCCCATGTCAGCCTTCAGACCGCCGCTGCGCTCATACCGCATCCGCTGGAGCGTCTCCAGCTTCTTCCGATAGTCCTCCAGCGTGTCGATGTCGTCCTGGATGTCCAGCGCCTCCTTCACCTTCGTATCGGGCAGCGCCAGCAGGTCGGCGTAGAGCTTCTCCACCAGTTCGTCCAGCTGACGGATGGAGAGGATGCCGTCCGTGATCTCGGGCTCGTCCACCACGTCGTTCGCGGCCGGAGCGGGCGTCGTGGGCGTCGTGTGCGTAGTCGTCGTAGTCGTAGGCGGCTCTGGGCTGCCCTTCACCTTGAACGTGATCGCCTGGCCCTTCTTCGCATACGCCGCCATCTGCTGCTTTAACCTTAGATTGTCAGCCTTCACGGCCTTTATCTGAGCGTCTATCCGCTCCCTCTCGCTCGTGCCCCTGATTCCCTTGTGCATCACGTCGAGGTTCGCACCCTCGGCCACCATCATACCATAGAGGAACGGATGCTGCTGGGCGAGCGTCTGCCGGACCGTCGAGGCCTTCTTACGCTTCTCCTCCAGGTCGTCCAGCTTCATATTATTGGTGGCCGCCTGATTAGCGAGGGCACGCATGGTGGCCTCGATCGTCAGCTGGTCGCAGTACGCCTGACTGTTCTCCGTCAGCGCCTTGTACCACTCGCTGACGCTGCTAAAGTAGCCCATCGTCTCGCCGTACCGACTGTTCAGCTCCTCCACCTTCTTCTTCTCCTGAGCCTTCGTCCCGTTCCAGTCCTTCGTCACGGCGATGTCCTTATAGAGCTGCGCCATGTTGTCGGCCACGGCGGCCTTCGAATCCTTCAGCCGCTCCGTCAGCTGCTCGGTCAGCTGCTTGTTGGTCTGCTTCGCCACGGCCTCGGCGCTCAGCGCCTGCTTCGACTGCTCCAGCGTCTTCGACACGCCGTAGATGATGGCCGAGAGGGCAGCGAGGGCCAGACCCACCACCGAGGCCACCTTCAGCGTCCTAATGGCCGTGGCCGTCGTCGTAGCGCCCACCTCCACGCCGCGCAGCTTGCCGATGAGCACCTCCAGCACGGCGCCCATGCCCACCGAGGCCTGGCGCACCACCTGAGAGACGGGCCCCCATTTCAGCAGCTTCGTGACGGCGCCAGCAGCGGCCCGTCCACAGCCTGCCAGCGCAGTGCCAAACTGCACCACGCCCGTCACGGCCATGCCCAGTTGGCCAAACTGCGCGATCATGCTCTGATAGGGCATGAGGGCCTTGCCGATATTCACCATCACCCCGCCAAAGCTATTCGCCAGCTGCTTCGCCTTTCCCGCGTCCGTCTTCGCCAGCTCGGCGTTCATGTTGCCGACGTTCTGCGTGATGATCTCGGCGAGCATGGCCGCGCGCTCGCCCTCGTTGCCGGCCTTCAGTGCCTTCTCCTGGGTCTCGCTAAAGGTGATGCCCACACGCCTCAGGGCGCCCGTCTGACCCTGCAGCGCCTTGCCCAATAGGTTAGCGATGCCGACGGCGTCCTCGCTCGTAGCGTTCAGGCCCTTCTGCTGGGTCAGCAGATTGTTCATGGCGGGAAGCAGGGCCGTCAGCGTCCGCTTATGACTGGCAAAGGTGGCCAACTGCTGGAGGCCGCTGCGCTGCACCGTACCACCCACTACGCCGAGCTTCGTCTGAGCTGCCACCGCCGCGTTCACCGATGCCACGTCCTCAGCCGTCGCACTCATGCGCTGCCGCATCACCGTCGTCAGCTTCGTCTGGGCCTCTGTTGCAGCATTCGCCTTCGCGATATACCCGCCCATGATGTTGGTCAGGTTCTGCAGGGAACTATAGACATTTCCGACGGTCGAGCTGATAGTGTTCCACTTCACCATCGTGTCCCGAAACTCGCTCGCCCGTTTCTGCGAAGCGTGCAGGGCCTCGCCCAACTTTTCCATGTCCCGCCGACTGCTCACCACTACGTCCTTGCCGTCGATGCGGATTTTTATGTTAAAAGGGATTGTCTTTGCCATATTTCGAAATTATTTTATTATTTTTGTACCATAAAGTAAAAGCGAATGAGATTATGAGTAGAAGAAGACAATATTACAGTTGTGAACCCACAAAAATGGACGGGTGTATCACAATAGCAGGATGGATACTGCTCGTTGTTGGGATCATCCTATGCATCGTCGGCTACAACACGCTCAACGGACTGCTACTGCTCATCGGGATAGCTGCGGTCGCCGTGGGTGTAGGGCTAGCTTTCTGGCTGGTAGCATTATAGCCACCCCAGCTTCGCCGCCCGCTTCACCGTGGCCTCCTCGATGGCCTTGCCAATCTCCTCCTCCACGATCTTCGGACCCTGCGCCTCAGCTTCGTCGAGGAAGTGATAGGCGGGCATCTTGCCCCTGTTCCTGCCAACCCAGCGAAAACCGTCCCCCGTGTTCACGAGAAAACGCTTCGCCCAGCTGCGTGGATAGCGTTCCACCGTACCTTCCGCGGCCCACATGAGCACAGGCTTCTCCAGCCCGTGGCGGTTCTTGATATACCCGCTATTGCCGTGAGGCTTCACCGTGATCATGAAGCCACCGCCGCGCGGATAGACGCGCACGCGCACGCCCTTGGCCAGCTTTCCAGCGTCATTGATACCACTGCCCTCCACGCTGCGCTTCGCCACGGCCGCGATCATCTTGCCCGTCCGCCGATAGGCATCCTTCAGCGTCCGCTTCATCTCGCGCTGGTCAAACGTTTTGAGCAGGTCGTTCCATGCCTGCCCGATCACTTGCTTCTCATTCATTTTCTCTTCCTCCTTTCCTCTTCTTCTCTCCGACGTCTCATCAGGGCCTCGAAGGCGCGCTGCGCTTCCTCCTTCGTCGCGGGCTTCTGCTCGCTCGGCTCGGGCCGCGCATCCTGCCGCTGGTCCCATGGCAACGGAAGCACCCGCTTCGGATCCACGCTCTTCCCGCTCCATGGACTCACGCTCATCACGCCCACGATACGCGCACGCTCCCACGCCTCCCGCTCCCGGTCGTCGTCGTAGCGGTGGCGGGCCTCGCTGATAGCCCGAAACTCAGAGGGGGTGAGCAGCCCGAAGTCTTCAAAACTCAAGCCGCACACCCCCAGACCGTAACCAAGCATTTTCTCGATGCTTATTTTTTTTTACCAGCATCGGCATCCGCGTCGTCGCCGCCCACACCAAACATCGAGGCGCTCCACTCTTCGATGTCGGCAGGGTCGGTGGCGTCGGCAAACTCCTCCAGGCTCATCCCGAAGGCCACGCCCTCGCGCTTGCAGGCGCTCGCCACGCAACACCACAGCAGCGTGAACGTGTCGCAGAATCCACCGTCGCTATCGGTCAAATCACGGCCCGTCTGCTGCTTGAAACGAAGCATCGCGCCGTTGGTCATGTAAGCGGGGTAAACGCTACCACCGACCTCGACCTCGATACGACCCACGGCGGCTCCTTCCTTGGAACGCTCTGCCAGGCCTTTCTCTTGTTTATTCTTTCCCTTTTCCATAATCATATTTTTCTAAAATGTCACACACTAATCGCCCAGCGTGTCGCCGCCCTGGTCGCCGCCGCCCGTGGTGTCCACCTTGAAGGAGGCCGTGAGGGTGAGGTCGGAGGTCAGCTTCACCGTGCGCGGGTTCTGCGTGCTGCCGTCGCTCCACTTGTCGAAGGCGTAGCCGGTCTTCGGGGTGGCCTGGACGGTCTGCGTGCTGCCCTCGTCGAAGGTGCCGCCGCCCGAGACGTTACCCTGGCTCTCGTTGGCCGAGCGGACCGTCAGCGTGCGCTTCGGCTTCGCTGGAGTCGGCTGCGAACTACCGCCGCCCGGCATACTGGCAGAGCCTCCTGCGCCCTCCTGGGGCTCGATGTAGCAGCGGTTGGGATCTGTCCAGACTTTGACGCCCTCGGGCACTCTGTAGAAAGCGACACCAGCTTCGTCCGGGTGATTCTGAAGAATAAAAGAACCGACAGGCGGATTGGTCATCACATACACACCCGTCAGGACACCCTTGGTATTTTTCTCGCCGTGCTTACCGGCATACCCCTCCAACTTATACTGCCCAGGGGTTCCGCCTACGATGTATGGAGTATTGGCCTCGAAGCGATCGACTTCATTCATGACGATTTTCCCGTTCTCGTCAAGTGAGAGCGCCTCGTACAGTTTCAGCCCGTCGGGCTTCGCGCAACTGAATGGGATAATGATCGTGCCCCACTTCGCTTCGCTCAAGGTGTACTCATAGACCATTTTCTGCTTCACCAGTCCCAGCGCCACATGATACGACAGGCGGATGGTCTGCACGAAGGCGCCATCCTTCCAGCTCTCCTCGCCGCCGACCACCTTCACGCAGTCCATGGTCATGGCGAAGCCGTCCTCCTCCTCGCTGGCGACGATACGGCCCACGAGCTGCTTCCTCACGCGCTCCATCGTCTCCACGCCCTCGCCGTAGGTCTTCGCAAAGACCACCACCTCGTAGCACACCTCGTCGTAGCCGCTGCGGCCCTTGTCGTCGAGCGAGCGCACATCGATGCGGCGAAACGTCACCAGCGGCAGCGTCACTTCGTTCTCGCTCACCACGGGGCGCACATGGCCCTCGCCGAGCAGGTCCTTCAATACGGAGTAGATAGCAGACCCGGCGCTCAGAGAGCTGCGCGGGATGTTTACTATAGTTTCACTCATCTTGATCTATTTTTTTCTAATATTTATAATTGAAAAATCACGGCAGCTCGTCGGTCATCCCGATCAGGCTGCACGTCACGGGCATTTCGCCCAGCCGACGCCGGCTGCGGTCGATACCCTCTATCTGGTACGTCTTGCCGTCCCAGCGCAGTCGGTCATACTCCCGCAGGGCGTCAGTATAGCGGAAGATGAAGGTCGTCACATGCTGATAGACCACCTCGCCGTTCAGCTCGCCGAATCCGCTATTCTTGTGCGTCACCTGGCAGGGCACGCCCTCAGCCACCACCGTCCACCTTCCCGTGTCGGCGCCAAACTTGTCCGTGCTCTTCTCGTAGCGCACCACGTCGCACACCTCGTCCAGTAGTCCTGCTCTAATCATGGGCTTCGTAGTTCACATGGGCGTAGATCAGGTGCCAGTAGTGCGGGCTCCGATAGAGCTGGGCCGCGCTCACGCTCTCCCTCTCCCGGTAGTTGTCACCGGTCAGAATCAGCAGCGCCTGCTTCAGGTCGGCGGGCAGCGCGCCGGGAGCGGTCTCCAGCTCTTTCAGGTCGCTCACCTGCAAGTCGGCGGCAAGCGTCTGCTCGGCGGCGTCGATAAACTGGGCCACCTCTTCCTTGTCGAGGTCGCTGGCGTAGCGAAGCCGGCTAAAGTGGATAGCACTATCCACGTCTATATATCTGGGCATGGTCTTCGTCCTTGGTTCGTTAATAAGAAAGGGCGGAAGCAGGAAACCCGCTCCCGCCCAAACAATCAAATCAAAAAAGTAAAGCGAATGCTATATTATGGAATCGTTTCCCTATTCACTATCCGCCGTGGCCGGGATCGGTCGCAGCGTCCTGTCCGGGATACACCTCGGGCTCGCCGTCGTTCTCGAAATCCACGTTAAAGGTGGCGTCGTCCTGCGCGGGGCTCGTCTCCTCCACCTTCGTGATGACGAACTTGCCCTTCAGGTAGGGCGTAGTGTCGCCATCGCGCTCGAAGCAGGAGAGCTCCACGCTCTGTCCTGCGCCCCACAACTTGCGGATGTCGTCGAGGCTGAGCTCCTCCTCGCCCTTGTAGCGGAATCCCTCGCCATGGACGCTGATGCTCATCTTCGTCACGCCCTTGCCGCTGAAGAGAGCCTTCTTGGTCTTCTCCTTCACGGGAGGCTTCACGCCGCGCTCCTTCGTCTCAGTGTTGAAGGTGACGGTGTGCGTGGTGCTATGCCCCAGGCCCTTGCCACCGACGGTAAACAGCACGTTGCTGCCGTTCATATAGTCTTGCGTTACTGCTGCCATGTTCTATTTCCTTTATCGTTAATATTTTTATGAAAAACCAGCGGGCCCGCGGCCTATGCACTCCACCCTCCGCGGGCCCTGCCTGGTCTATGCTACAGTATAGGTGATCTTTCCGAACGCCTCCGGGTACGGGGCGAAGAAGTCCCACTCGGAGTTGATGACGATGGCCACCGTGTTCGTCGAGAGCACGCTCACGGACGTGGTGTCGATGCCCATCGTCATCGGGCCAAACTGACCCACCAGGGCGTAGCCGAAATTACCGTAGTAGATCGTGCCCTTCTTGCAGAGGCTCGTCGGAATCACGGGCACACCGTCGATCGTGTTCGTCGAGAGGTCGAGCAGGAAACGGCCGCTACCCTTGTCGATGGGCGTGTTGGCCAGCTCGGCGTAGGCCTTCCAGTCCATGATGAAGCAGGGAGCGTTCACCGGCACGTTGGCCTCGTTCACCTTCGAGCGAAGGTCGAGGAAGAGCTGGCGCGTCAGCGTCGAGCTGCCACCCGTAGCGGCGATGGTGTTGCCCTCGGAGATGCTGGCCAGCGGGCTGGTCGGGGCGTTGGCTGCGGCGGTCTCTGCGACAAAGGCCTCGTTCAGGGCGAGCGTGTGCTTCAGGCGCATCGTCTCCGTCACGAGGCTGCTGATAGCGCCCGCCGTCTGGTTGATGGCACGGTTGGAGATGTCCACGCGGATCGGCAGACGGTGCGGCGTGATCGTCTTCACGCCAAACTCCATCGTTTGAGGCGTCACGGCGTCGTTCTCGCCATACCACGTCGCCTTCAAGCCCTTCACCGTCGGGAAGTTCCACTGACCCGTGATGCCGCTCTGGATGCGGGCGCCCACCTGACCGATGATCGTCTGGGGCGTCAGCTCGCGGATGTAGTCCTGGATATACACGGGCGTGATGTTCTTCGTGCTCGCGGCCTGCTGGATGGTGTCGGCGCGCAGCTGCTCGTCGGCGCGGTTGTAGGCAAAGCGGAAGTTGCCCTCCTCGTCACGGCAGGCGGCCAAGTCCTCAGGGATGCCGCGGCCGCTGGCGAT